CTATGTGGAGAACAGCCATGAAGCCATTATTCCAAGGGAAATTTTTATGAGAGTACAGGAAGAAATGGTGCGAAGATCGAATCTTCATAGTGGAGAAAATCGAAAGAAGAGAGTGTACAGCAGTAAATATGCGCTTTCCAGTATTGTGTGCTGCTCCAAGTGCGGAGATATTTATCGCAGGATTGCATGGAACAACAGAGGAAAGCATTCCACCGTATGGAGATGCTGCACCAGAGTTGATTTTGGCCCAGACAAGTGCGATGCACCAACCATCAGTGAAGCAGAACTCCAAGATGCTGCAGTCAAGGCAATCAATAAGGCTCTGGGCGGCAGAGAAGATATGATAAAAGGCTTGCAGGAGAACATTGAGAAAATATTGTCTGAGAGTACCGATAACGCAGTTCGGGAAATTGACAGCAGATTGTTGGAACTTCAAAAGGAACTGCTAAAGAAAGCCAATGCAAGACAGAACTACGATGATCTTGCTGATGAGATTGAAGCCTTGCGAGAACAAAAGCATGGAGTAATGGTTGAAAGTTGTGAACCATACAAATAGTAACCACGAAATCAGCAGCCAAATTCGACACAATATAATGATAGCATATAAACCCAAAACGGCTGTACCCTGCCATGAGGTACAGCCGTTTATCCTATATCCGTTCTGTTATTTTCTTTCTTTGATGATGCCCTTACTGCAATAGTAGGTAATAAGGAAATATCCGCCGTAGATCAGCAGTATGATGATAGATGTCGCTGTTATGGACTCCGTCAGTTTCTCCGTTCCGAATGTTTCAAGGAACTGTAAAGCAAACCTCATGCCGAATACTGAATGCACCACAGCAAGCATAAATGGTAGCAGGAAGAAAATACCTGTCTGTCTGAAAAGCGATTTTGAAATATCGCTCTCCTCAGCACCAATCTTGCGGAGCATCTCATATCTGCCGATGCTGTCCACGTTCTCGGAAAGCTCTTTAAGGGCGAGTATCGCACCGCAGGCAATCAGGAATACAAGACCGATATACAGTCCCAAGAATGTCACCATTGCACCTAATCCGACAGTTGCTTCTGCAATGTCTGCTCTTGTATTTAACAAATACTCATGTTCAAGCCCACTTGTTTTGCTTGCGTATTCCATGACTGTCTGTGAATATGTCTGCATTTTCTTTTCAATGTCAGCTTTATCCTCTTTGGTGTCTCCCCTGTAGTTTCCAATGATATAATCTGTATTTGCATAGGATTCGTCAACCGCCGCATCCGGTACAATAAATATTCCTGTATTGATATGCTGTGAGGTAATGTCTATAAAACCGTTCTGACACTCGTCATACCGTGAAATGAGCGTATGTCCGCAGATATTGACCTCGTACCCCTTACGCAGCACCTTGTCCATAAGTGCTTTTGCAGATTTGAAGTCACATAAAAGGATATATTCATTGTCATTGATTGACAGCGATTCCTTGCCATAAAGCTGCATGAGGGAATTATAATCACTTATACGGAAAATCTGAAATGGCTGGTGATAAAGAAGCTGCGGAAACTCCTTCTCCACCGCATCAAATTCATCACCAAGAAATGCCGCAAAAGTAAACGAACTGTCTTTGTAGCTGTGGAAATGCACATAATCCGATAATTCTGAGTTTAAGTCGTGACCGCATTCTTGATACAATCCTTTAATATCCCTGTATATAGGAGTTTCTTGCTCCTCGTCCGCATATTCAAGATAACTGATCTCAAAATCCGCAGGGCAAAGCTCCTGCAAATTTGCATTCATTGAATTGCGGACAGAGAACGATGCGGCGAGAGTACAAATCGTCACAAAGAGCATAAGACAGATCACCGTCATGGAAAACACCATTGTCCCCACCTTGCTGCTGATCTGACGGAACGTGAATGCGTTTAGACTTCTGAAATAAACATTTTTCATGCTCATGACGATACGCAGGAGCATTCCTGATACAGACCAGAAGATAAGGAACGTAGCAAATACTCCCATAGCAATATACAATGTCATTTTCTTTCCTGACAGTTGGCTATAATTCCAGCCTACTTGATAATAGGCATAGCCGAGTGCAACCGCTGCAATAAAGAAGATCAAGACACAGAGCCACGGATTTTTCAGCTTGATATGCTCGGAACGTTTTCCAGACTGGATAAGGTCGATAAGCTTCATCTTTGTGATAACGGCACTATTAAATATCATCACAACAAGGTACATCACCGCAAAATAGAGGATCGTTTTCACGATTGCTTCGCCTGAAACGCTGAATTTGTAGGCAGTCATATCTGCTTCAAAGAGGTTCGCCACCAGCGCACTCATAAGCTGTGAAAGTCCGATACCAACAATCAACCCCACTCCGAGCGAACCGATGCCGATAATAATGGTTTCCATGAGAAGTATTGCTGAAATTTTGCCCTTGCCCATACCAAGCATCATATAGAGTGCAAATTCCTTGTTTCGCCGCTTCATCAGAAAACGGCTTGCATAGATGATAAGCAGTCCGAGTACGCCTGCCACAAATACACTGACACCTGACAGCAATGATGTGAGCAGCTCGATAATATCACCACGGTTTTTCGAGACTTCCATCATTGCAGCCTGTCCGCCGATGGCATTGAACACATAGAACACTGAAACACCGATGATAAGCGTGAAAAAGTATATCGCATAGTCGCGCAGGCTTTTGCGGATATTACTGAGGGAGAGCTTAAAGAGCATCGCTCACGTCACCTCCCAGAAGCGTTACTACGTTGATGATCTTGTCAAAAAACTGTTTTCTGCTGTCCGCACCTCGGCTGATCTCGTTGAAAATTTTGCCGTCCTTGATGAATATCACACGGCTTGCGTAGCTTGCCGTAAAGCTGTCATGCGTTACCATAATGATTGTTGCGTTATGCTCATGATTAAGATAATTGAAACGCTCCAGCAGCATTTTCGCCGCCTTTGAATCAAGCGCACCTGTCGGCTCGTCCGCAAGCACCAACTTTGGGTTTGTGACGATCGCACGAGCCGAAGCCACTCTCTGTTTCTGACCGCCCGACATCTGATAGGGATATTTCTGCAAGACCTCTGTAATGCCAAGCTGCTGTGCAACAGTCTTTACCGCCGTGTCGATCTCACTTGCCGAACGCTTTTGAATGGACAGGGCAAGGGAGATATTTTCGTAGGCGGTCAGCGTGTCAAGCAGATTGAAGTCCTGAAAGATAAAGCCCAGTTTTTCACGGCGGAATTTGTTCAATGCCTTGCCTTTGAGCGTGGTGATGTCTGTGTTTTCAAGGTAGATATGCCCTGCGGTCACACGGTCAATGGTGGAAATGCAGTTGAGCAGAGTGGTCTTTCCGCTGCCCGATGCGCCCATGATGGCAAGAAATTCGCCCTGTGCCACCGAGAAGGAAATATCATCAATGGCTTTCGTCAGGCTCGATTTGTTCCCGTAGTATTTTTCAATTTGCTGTATGTTCAGTAATTCCATTTCAAACAGCTCCTTTCTGTATTCTATCATACAGCATTTTTTCTTTTCTGTCGCTGTTTTAATCTTACAGAACATTACAATTTTGTAATGTTGGCTTACTGCACATCATGTATATCATTTTTGCCGAATGTGATGATAATTTCCGTAAACTCCCCTTGCACCGATTTTGCCGAAACACCGTGACCAAGCTTATTGCACAGCTTTTTCACGATATACAACCCCATTCCTGTGGACTTCTTGTGCGTCCGTCCGTTCTCACCCGTGAATGTCTTATCGAAGATATACGGCATATCATGTTCGGGAATACCGATGCCGTTGTCACGAAAATGCAGTACAGCCTTGTCGGGAAAGTCCTCAGCCGTGACAGATATTTCACCCGCTTCATATTTCATGCTGTTTCCCATGAGCTGACCGAGGATAAAGCCCAGCCACTTACCGTCCGTCATGACATCAATATCAAGATTTTCAGTATGGAGCGTGATGTTCCGTTCCTGCAATTCCTCACGGTTTTTGACAGCAATATCCGCAAAGGTGCGTTTTAGTGAAACAGGTTTGATGATATAGTCCTTTTCGGCATTTCCGCTTCGGGCGTAATAGAGAACATTCTCGATATAATCATCAATGCGTTTGAGCTGCTCGGCATATTTGTTGTTGCTGTCATTATGGCACATAAGCTGTAAACTCGCAACAGGCAGCTTGATCTCATGCACCCACAGCTCGATATACTCCCGAAATCCCTTGTTCTCACGGCGGTATTCTGCAATATGCTCACACATGGATTTATTCGTTTCCTGCATAATCTCGTACAAAATGCGTCCGTCCAGAAAATCGGGATTCTCTGTCATTTCGAAGAGCAGATATTTCTTGTCAAGCTCGTCCAGGCAGTGTAGGAGCTTATCATAATAGCTTTTCTTGCGGAAATATCCCCATAATTCAGAAACAATGACAGCAAGCCAAAGTATCAGGCTGACAATCACTATCGCCTGAAAAGAAATGCGGAATGCCGCCATAAATATCAGCATAAGCACCAATGAAATGCCATAAATAAAGTACGCCGTGAGCCTGTCTTTCAAGTAGTCCGTCAGCTTCATTTCAGCACATACCCCTGTTTCTTGCGTGTTTCAATGGCGTCAAGCAGTCCCAGTTCTGCAAGCTTGCCCCGCAGTCGGCTGATATTGACCGAAAGGGCATTATCATTCACAAATTCGTCATTGTCCCAGAGTGCGGTCATCAGCGCATCACGGGTGACGATCTCGCCTTGACGGTCAAGCAATAGCTGAAAAATTATCATTTCATTCTTGGTGAGTATCTGCTCTGAGCCGTTCCGTATCAGACTGCCCTTTACGGTGCTGACCTCAACATCATGATATTTCTGTACCGCACCGACCTTTGCCGAGCGTTTCAGTACCGCTGAGATACGCAGAAGCAGAATAGTCGGATTGTAGGGCTTTGTGATATAATCGTCCGCACCATAGCTCATGGACAGCACCTCGTCTATCTCAGTGGTACGGCTTGTAAGCATAATAACGGGCGTGTCGTGTTCTTTGCGGAAGTCCTGCAAAAGTGTTTCACCATTCACATTCGGAAGGTTGATGTCAAGGAGTATCAGATCGGCATCGGCAACCTTCATCTGCTCCGATACATTATCATAGTCCGTAACGGCAATCGGTTCATAGCCTGCATTTTGAAGCAATACCGACAGCTCGTCACGCAGGGCGGGTTCATCTTCTATTATCATGATTCTTTTCATTTCTGTTGCTCCTGTTCTGTGGGGGATACTATTATCATAACACACCTTCGGAAGTAAATCAAGTTTCATATTTGTAACCTTGACTCCGGCGGGATCAAAGTCCAATCACTCCGCTTCTGCTTTCAAAGCATACACAAAGCTCATAACGTCCTGTTTCATCTTCTCATAGAAATCGTCAAGTTCCTTATCGGGCAGACGATTTTCAGCTACATATTCATCAAGCATATCCTGCATCTGCTTGGTGAATACCTTTCGCTGTTGGTCGAACCTTTCCACAAGTGCAGGATTATCAAGCACCTCGGCAGGCAATTTTGTTTTCTGCTGACCGATATAATTACTGAGCCTTGTGCGGTAAACCTTGTATGTGCTGTTATCACGTTCACGCCGCTTTGCATTCTTTACCTCACGCTGATATGCAGCTTGACAGCTTTCTGCATCACAAGCGACAGCATTTCTTTTTCCGAGGAATACCTTACCGCAATACTTACAGCTACAAACATATAGCTTTCTGCTATGTATCGCAAAGCTGAAATCATAGAAGAAGTTGACGAGGGCGGTATCTGCGACCGTGTATATATCATTTCTGCCATTTCCCCGTATGATGACCTTATCATATTTTACCCGAAACGTTTTCATGTCGCTCTCGGAATTGAAATCAAAATTCCAATCATCACGCATGACCTCACGGATATTATTGAACACTTCATTGACATATCCCGTAACCTTTTTCATGACACGGGTATTATGGAAAGCTCCTGCCTTGTCGATCTCCTGACGCGCAGAAAGAAAAATCTCCCTCAGTGTATCGGAATAGTAACGTGTGAAGAAATTGAAGCTGTTCAGGCGGTTATCATCAAACCTTGTAAGTATCGTCCGGAACACCTCACCTCTGCCGTTGATCGCACCTATCAGCTCGTCGGTGAGCTGCTCATAGTCCAGAAAGCCGTCACGGAACTCCGTTATGTCTCTGAAAATCTCGTCAAAGCTCAGGACAGTCTGCATATCCTCGGAGATATTTCCCCATAGCCTTTCATCGTCCTCTGTGACCACAAATATAACGATCTTAGCCTGCTCGTCAATACGATAGAGCAGGATTTTTTTATTTTCTGCCATGTTATGCTCCTTTTCAGTAACGTAAAATATCGTATACGTTATGATTATTATAGCACTTTACGCTGCACTTGTCAATAGTTTTTTTACATTTTATAACGTAGTATAATGATACGTTAATCAAAAAAGCAGATAAATAACGTAATTTTCAATATTATAACGTAATATTATAGATTTTTGATGTGCCGTTATGATAAAATGGTATTGTCAGCAAGAGAAAGATAGCTGACAACGGAACAGCATAGCCTATGCTGATCATTACAATTATAGAGCGCACTATAAAATACAAAGAAAGGCGATGATTCATTGAACAATGAAGCCCAGTGGGTACAGCCCACACCACTCCGTCCCGACGGGACAAACCTCCTGCCGTTTCCTGTGAACGCACTCCCACCTATTATAGGGGACATGGCGGATGCGATAGCGACCAACACCTCAACCGATGTTGCAATGGCAGGAACATCTATCCTCTCGGCAGTCAGCTACTGCTTTTCGGGAGTGTATCGTATGTCGGCAAAGCGTGACCACACCGAGCCTTTGGTGCTTGATACGCTCACCATAGCAGAGCCGAGCTTCAAGAAGTCTCCTGTGATCTCAATGGTGAAGCGACCGTACATTCAGTTCGCCCACGATTGGAATGAGAGCAACAAGCAAGACATTTTCAAGTCTCAGGCGGAGTACAAGCTCTTGCAAGGCAAGCTCGAAGCTCTTGAAAAGAAGAAAGATGTTACTGCCGAGGAGATAGCCAAGCTCCGGACGGAGATCAGCAACATTCCTGCAAGCAACTTCCGCAGGATAGCTGTTGACGATATTACTCCCGAATCCCTTGTGCATCAGCTTGAAGAAAACGGCACTTTGCTGATGATCTCCGATGAAGCAGGAATGCTCGGCAATTTCAGCGGAAGGTACAGCAACAATATTCCTAACCTTGATCTCCTGCTGAAATCATGGAACGGGGAAACGTATATCAGCGACAGAGCCACAAGAGAGAGCATTGTTCTCAAAAAGCCGTACATGAGTATCTGCCTTGCCTGTCAGCCATATGTCTTTGATAGCATGATAAATAATTCTGCTTTCAGGGGCAGCGGTCTTATCGCACGTTTTCTGTACTGTTTCCCCGTGAGCAATATCGGTACTCGCAAGTATGATACGCAGGCAGTCCCCGAAAAAGTGACAGAGGACTATAAGAACCTTGTATATAAGCTCCTCGGCACGAAATTCACCTACCACGATGAAAAGGAGCTGTATCTCCATTTTGACAGTAAGGCTTACGGAGAGTTTGTGGATTTTTACAACCGCCACATTGAGCCGATGCTCGTCACGGATATGGCTTTTTGCAAGGACTGGGGTGGCAAGTATCACGGTGAGCTTCTCCGTCTGTGCGGTATCATTCATTGCGTGAAATGTGCTTTGAATGATGTGAACCCCGTGGAAACCCGTGTCGGCATTGATACGTTCTGCAATGCAATTGAGATAGGTGAGTATTTCCGTGAGCAGGCGATATACGCTTACAGTCTCGGAGACATTGATCTCGGAACGGTCAAGGCTGAGAGGGTGCTTAACAAGATACGTTCAAAATGTATCAGGGAGATCAAGCAGAATGACCTTTACAAGTTCTGCCGATGCACTCTTTTCAAGAACGCCGCTGACTTCGGTGAGACAATGGATATGCTGGAAGAATACGGGTATGTCCGCAGGTCTGCCGAGAAAGGCACGAATAACAAAAATGTGATCCGTGTCGCAGTCAATCCGCTGTTATTCAATTCGTGAAATCTGAACTTTGAACATTTTGCACACTTTGAACTTACAAAATGCTCAAAATGCGCAAAGTTCATAAAACTAAAACCGTAGAAAGAGGTATACACCATGAATATAACACAGAAGAAAGAAATCGTTGACAACATTCTGGAACTGCTTATTCAGCTCACCGAGGACGGAGAGAACACAGTTCCGCAAACAACCGCCGCACCGACTTCTAACAAAATCGAGATGCTCACAATCAAGGAATGCACCGAGGTCATTCAGGGACTTTCGGAGCATACCGTCCGTCAGCTTGTGAAGCAGGGTAAGGTCAAGTCTGTCCGCACTGGTGAGGGTAAGAATGGGAAAATCCTCGTCAACAAGGCTGACCTGATCGCCTACTTTAACGGAAAGGGGGTGTGAGATATGGTCGATATGAAAAAAGTCGATGTCCTTTCTTCTCTGCTGAGAGAAAGAAGCGGTCTTGATGTTCGTGAAGCGGTAGTCCGTTTTTACAGCTACCTGTCAAGCGAGGAGTCCAAGACCTATGATAAAGAGGTCGATTATCTGCTTGAAACGCTCGGTGTCGAGGTAGAGCTGCCGTTCTGATTTTTGCAGGGTAAAAATGAACTTGCTCAATTTTGAGTAGGTTCATTGTATCAAAATCGGATAATGCTATTGCTTATTTTTGAGCAATGGGTGAGAAGTAAAAATATCATTTTTTGAAAATTGATGATACCCGATTTTGATAAAATGTATCCACATTTCGGCTGCTCCGTCAGCCGATTCAGCCTCGCAGAGCCCCATAAGCATTTTTGATAGTCCGAGTAGGCTGTCAAAAGTGCTTTGGGATTACTGGCGGCGCACCGCAAGTAATTCCGGCTCTTCGAGCCGTTTGGTTTGCCGATTTTCATATCGTTGCAAGCCAATATGCCCGTCAGGGCTTTGCGTTAGCAATTCCCTCGTCAGAGGGTTCAGATACAGATAAAAAAGGAGACGATCTATGAGTACAAAAACGATCTCGATGTGTCAGGGAAAAGGCAGCCTGTCGCATAACAACCGAGAGTTCACTGCCAAGAATATTGACCCGTTCAGAACGCCGGACAATATCATTTTTGTTCAGCAGGATTTAGGTGAAGCCTATCATCAGCTTTTTGGCGAAGCGGTAGAGAGATACAATGCCCGTCAGAAAAGAAACGACCGCCGTATTCCCGATTACTTTCAGCACCTGTTCAACCGTGAGCCGAGTAAGAGCGTGATTGAGGGAGCGAACAAGCAAAAGAGCTTCTATGAACATCTTGTTTACATCGGCACAAGAGATGATACGGGTGTCGGCACTCCCGATGCGGAGATTGCCAAAGAGTGCCTGCGTGAATACATGGAGGGATTTCAGGAGCGAAACCCGAATTTCTACATATTCAATGCTGTGATGCACCTTGACGAAGCCACGCCGCATTTACACATTAACTTTATCCCCATTGGGCATTACAAGAGTGGTCTTGAAGTCCGTAACGCAAAGGCGAAAGCTCTGGAAGAAATGGGCTTCGGAAAAGGTGAAATGGCAAATAACCGCTGGCGGATTCGTGAGTGGGAAGTGCTGAGGGATATATGCAAGGCTCACGGCATTGAGATTTCCGAGCCGAAGAAGTCCAGAGGGTACAGCTACACGGTTGAGGAGTACGGCGAGCATCAAGACGAGATCAGGCGGCTTGAAGAAGAAAAGGCTCAGGTCGAAACGGAGCTTACCGACAAGCAGGCGGAATGTGAAAAGCTCGACAAGCAGATCGAGCAGAAGGCAGATCAGGTCAAGGCGATACTCAACTATATTCCCGCCTATGAAAAGGAGTTTCAGATCGAGGACGAGTGTGAACAGCTTTGCGAGGAATTGACCAGCCTGCTTAACGGTAAGCTGTCTATCATGAAGCATTCGGACGAGATCATCTCAAAAGCACAGCGCCTGAGCAAGATCATGAAGAAGCTCAGCAACAGCACTCACAAATCCGGCGATACAGTATACGCCCTCCGTGAACGGCTTGATAAGAGCCTGAAAGAGACGGAAGATGTGCGTCAGCGTTTGAAAGATAAATCGGGAGAATGCTCGGAGCTTCGCCGTGACAATTCAAGTCTGCAAGCTCAGGTCGATGAGCTGACGGAATTTGTGAGCCTGCTGAAACGCTGTGAACCTCTGAAATATTCCGAGGTCAGACAGATGCAGGAGCATATCCACGCCCAACGTGAACAGGAAGCACAGCAGTCCTCCGTCAGAAAGAAAAAATCGTGGGGACTGGAATAATCATATACAAGATAGAAAGCAGGGGAAGTACCTGCTATGAGGAGAACAACATGAATAATAAGACTTTGCAGGAGATGAATGATGCCTACAAGGACTGCCCCGTGAGAACTTCGGAGTACACCATTGACGGAAAGAAATATATCGTCAAGAGCCACTTTGTAGGTGCTAAGGAACTGAATGATGTGCTGTATCGCATTGCCTTTGAACAGGCGATGGACGAGGTATTGAAAACGGCATAAAATTACGGAAAGTTACGAAAAAAGGCTTGCCAAATTCGGCGTTATGCGCTATAATAGTAATGTCGAATTTGGCTGCTTTGTTTGAAAGGAGTTACTATGGCAAAGCAGACCATTTACAACGCAGGAATTTACGTTCGTCTCTCGCAGGAGGATATGCGTGCAGGCGAATCCCTGTCGATTGAACATCAGAAACTTATCCTCACAAAATATGTCCGTGAGCAGGGCTGGAACCTCGTTGATACATACGTTGATGACGGTTTCAGTGGGACGGACTTCAACAGACCTTCGGTGCAGAGACTGCTTTCCGATGCACAGACAGGCAGAATTAACCTCATCATCTGTAAGGATTTGAGTAGGTTTGGACGTAATTATATCGAAGTAGGTCAGTATATAGATTATATTTTCCCACTTCATAATATCCGCTTTATCGCCCTGAATGACAATGTTGATACCGCCAATCGTGACAGCAATGCTATGGAGATGATGCCGGTCATCAACTTGTTTAACGAATGGCACGCTTCTTCCACCAGCAAAAAGATAAAAGCAGTTAATCTGGCGAATGCTAAGGCAGGAAAATACACCTGTGCGAATGCTGCCTATGGTTACACCAAAGCAGATGATGAAAAGCATACCCCGATCATTGATCCCGAAGCCGCCGAGGTGGTACGGCGTATCTTCAAGCTCCGTTCGCAGGGTATGTCACCTCGTGCAATAGGAGATCAGCTCAATGCTGAGAATATTCCCATTCCGTCCGATTACCGCTGTCAGAAAAAAGGTATCGTGAATACGAAATACACTCGTCACCTCTGGACACAGGTGCAGATACGTCAGATACTTGATAATCCGATCTATCTCGGAAAGCTGGCTATGATGCGTGTTACTTCCGTATCCTACAAAAACCACAAAAAGGTCAGAAAAGACCCGTCTGAATGGGTAGTGACCGAGGACACTCACGAAGCTATTATTTCTCAGGAGCTTTGGGATAAGGTGCGTGAAGCTGAAAAGGCTGTCAGCCACGGGAAAAGAGACGGTAAGGGTGTTACACAGCCGTTAAGTGGTATGCTGTTCTGCCCCGATTGCGGTTACAAAATGAAAGCGGCAGGAAGAAAGCGGACACTCAAAAGCGGAGAGCTGATAAGGGAATGTTATTATAACTGCTCATCGTATGTGCTTCACGGCAAGGAACTTTGCTCCACGCACTATATCTCTCAGAAACAGATTGAAGCTGTGATAATTGCCGATATTCGCTCAATGGCTGAACTCGTAGTCAAAGACGAACAAACCGCAAGAGCCGCTTTTCTTTCCAAAAAGGAACAGCAGACCTCACGCCAGTCCAAAGCCGACATCAAGAAGCTGAATGACAGCAAGCACCGTCTTGCCGAGCTTGAAAACCTGATGCAGTCGGTATATGAAGATAAGGTCATGGGTAAGATACCTGAGCATATCTGTGTCAGCTTTTTAGAGAAGTATGAAGCGGAACAGCAGGAGCTTAGAGCCGTTATTGCGGATTTGGAAGAAAGGCTCTCTGCTGAAAAGCAGGATAGAGAAGATGTTGAGGAATTTATCCGCAGGCTGAAAAAATATGTCGATGTGCAGACCCTCACCCGTGAGCTGGGCTTGGAGCTTATCGAGTATGTGACGGTCGGGGCGTATACTCCTAATGAACCGAGGGAGATCAACATTTACTACAAATTCCTTGACAAGCCCCTGAATGATAAAAAAACGCTGTATAGCGATGAAAATGCTTGATTATATGATTGTACGTTTTAGTGTTACTATTTGAATGGCTGAGAGTGCAGAGCGAGAAGGAATAAAGAAACGAGTGGCTGAAATGCAGCAGTTTCTTGCAGAACAGAAATCGGAAATCACGGAATACGATGAAAGACTGGTCAGACAATTGCTTGAGAAAATAACGGTGCATGAGGATCGATTCGAGGTGCTGTTCAAATCGCAGACAACCGTGGAGATAAAAAGAATATTTTGACAGATACCCTATGGCGATTGCTGTGGGGTATTTTTATGACTTGACATTATTGTCCGGCAGAGTGATTTATATAAACGCAAAAAATCCGTTCTGGCAACACCAAAACGGATGAAGAAGCAAAGTGTATATTATTCGCAGAGTGTTTTACTCTGTGAATCACAATATTAGTGACATAATATCAAAGTAACTAATAAAGATTTTACAACTTGTCGCCTATTTTGTCAATATGTCGTCATATTCTTGAACGTAATTTTGTTGCGTTGTACAAAATTACCTTACTTGATTTGTATATGATGATATATCCGCCGTCAATAATAGGGTCATGAAAGGAGTGATATTATGCCGAGAAAAGGCGAAAACATTTACAAACGAAAAGACGGCAGATGGGAAGGACGATATATTCGAGATCGAGTCAATGGCAAAGTAAAATATGGATATGTATTTGCTCACTCATATAAGGAAGTGAAAATTAAGCTAACAGATGCTAAGGCTCGCCTTGCGTTAAACACCTCTGCGGTACCCGTTATAGCTTCAGAGTTATTAATTTGGTCATTTTCCAGAGCTTCTGATGAATGGATACAGGCAAACAAATCGCAGTGGAAAGAATCCAGCACTGTGAAATATATAAATATCCTTAATAATCATCTGTTGCCGGAATTTGGACAGCGAAATATTACAGATATTGCAAGGGCAGATATTCAGGCTTACATATCGAAATTGCTGACGAGCAGCGGAAGAAATAATGCTGGTCTTGCCCCTAAGACCGTTAACAGCATTATTTCTGTTATGAAAAATATATTTGAGTTCACAGCAGAGACAAAACAATGCACACTTATCAGTTTCAACGGCTTAAATGTTAAGCAGCCACAAAAGCAGATGAGAATACTCAGTCAAGCCGAACAATCCTTGTTAACAGAATATTTGTTAGAAGAATCAAGTAACACAGATATTGGAATACTTTTAAGTCTTTATACCGGACTCCGTGTAGGAGAAGTATGTGCATTGAAATGGGAAGATATCTCGTTTCGAGACAATTGCATCCATGTTCATAAAACAATGCAGAGAATTCAAGTTAAAGGTAATTCAGATCATAAGTCGGAAATCATTATTTCTGCTCCTAAGAGTGAATGTTCTGTCAGAGATGTTCCTATTCCGGACAAGCTCCTGCTTATGTTGCAGAAACGCCAAAATGCACCTTATACATATTTTCTAACTGGAAAGACAAACCTCTACGTGGAGCCGCGTACCATGCAGAACAGATTCAAATCTACAATTAAGAAGGCTGGCATTGCTCTGGCAAACTTCCATGCCCTACGACACACATTTGCCACCAGGTGCATCGAACTTGGATTTGATATTAAAAGTTTAAGCGAAATTTTAGGACATGCGTCTGTAAACATAACATTAAACCGATATGTCCACCCATCAATGGAACTAAAACAGAAAAATATGAATAAGCTTTCTGATCTATTAGCCGTCAAATAAATCGTCAGATTTAGAGCCATTTCCCCGTAATATCGAAGGAAATGGCTTGTTTTTCATAGAGTAAAACACTCTGCGTAATGAAAAAACTACGAAGAAAGGAATAAACGTGGGAAGTTATTTTGTGTATGACCAAATAAAAAAAGAAGAATTAATACGGTCACTCACTGATCAACTAACCGTATTGAGAACAAAGGCTGAAGTTTCACAAGAACAGTTAGCTTTGGTCATTGGGATATCACGCCAAACGTATAGCACAATAGAAACTAAGAAAAAACAAATGTCTTGGCAAATCTATATGGCGTTAATACTGTATTTTAACAGTAATGAAAAAACGAAAAAGCTGCTTCATACCATTGTCGAAGTGCCAGATGGAATAAAAGATTAATTGGTACAGATAATTCGTATTCGGCAGCTGTATAACGGAGGAATTTTAAATGAGATCGGCTATTGGAATTGATTTAGGAACAACATATTCTGCGGTGGCAATCATGCAGGATGGAAATCCAACAATTTTACCTAATATTGAAGGACAAAACATAACCCCATCTGTCGTTTTGTTCCCATCAACAGATGCAGGAGAAGAGCCACTGGTTGGTGAGATGGCAAAACATTCTGCTTCAACAGCACCGTTAGATGTTGTTCAATTTGTAAAAAGACAAATGGGTGATCCTAACTGGCGATTTGAATCGGCTAATGGTCATTCATATAGTGCGGAAGAGATTTCGGCGGTAATTTTAAAAAAATTAAAAAATGATGCTGAGGTAGCATTAGGCCATGAAGTAACTGATGTAGTGATTACGGTTCCTGCTTATTTTGATGATGCAAGAAGAACTGCAACACGTCAAGCCGGACAAATTGCAGGTATGAATGTGTTACGAGTGTTAAATGAGCCTACAGCCGCAGCATTATCATATGGTCTCAGTCAAAACAAAAATGGAACGGTGTTGGTTTACGATTTGGGTGGTGGAACCTTTGATGTAACTATCATGGAAGTTAACAATGGAGATTTTGATGTGCTGGCAACTGATGGTAATCGAAATCTCGGAGGTTTTGATTTCGATAATCGTATTGCAGAGTATGTTTTTGAACAAATAAAAGAACAGGGAATTGATAGGGATGTTAGAACTGATGACCTGTTAGTTGCAGAGATTAGAGAAAAAGCAGAAATTGCTAAAAAGAGTTTAACAACTGTAGCACAAACATCAATCATGCTTACTGTGGATGGGAAACACATTCGAATTAAGATGACCAGAGATGAGTTTGAAAACAGAACAAAAGATCTTTTAAACACGACAAAGGAATTGGTTGAGGATGCGATGGAGAATGCCGGAAAAAGTTGGAGCGATATTGACCATTTGTTATTAATTGGTGGATCGACTCGTATGCCTATGGTAAAGAAAATGATGACTGAACTATCTGGGAAGAATCCAGAACTCAATGTCAATCCAGATGAAGCGGTTGCACTTGGAGCTGCAATTCAAGCATATGTTAGTGTTAATGATTCAAATGAAATTGAGCAGGGAAGTGGTGTTCCTGCGGTAATAGGCGGTGAACTTATTACCATTAATGTATCTGATGTAACATCACAAGCATTAGGAGTCATTCTTTTGAATGATCACGATCAGGAAGAAAACTTTGTTGTCATTCCTAAAAACACAAAAATTCCTACTAAAGGTGAGCAACATGCAAGGACGGTAGTGGATCAGCAAACGGCAATTCTTGTTCGAGTGACTCAGGGTGAAGATAGAGAAGTTCGTTATGTTACTGAAATTGGCTCTAAAGAAATTCCAGTTCCGCCTTATCCAAAGGGAGCTCCTTTTACTGTATCTTATGCATACGATATTGATCAAACAGTTTATGTTGAATTGTTTGATGAGACTAAAGGTGCTGTTGTTGGCAAGTTTGAAATTGATCGTTTGATGAATTTAGACGAAGATGAAATAAAGAACGCTATGCAGAGAGTTAGTGAAATGGACATTCAATAATGAAGTAGAGGATTCTAGTATGAGTGATGAATTATTAAATAAAACATACGATGAAGTTGTTGCTTTAAAAGATTTATTTCTTCGAAGGCTAATGGATGACAAGGTGAAAATGGCATCACTTGCGCAATTGAAAGATCAAAACGAGCAACTTCAAAAACAATTAGATGATAAAGCTCTATATGGTTTCATAAAAGAGATTTTGCTTATTTGTGATCGTATAGATGCTCAGACAGAAATTGACAGCTTAACCGAATCAGTAGAATACGAAATATTAGATTTACTGGCAAGACGTGAAATATATCGGATGGAACAATCAACCATTTTTGATCCAAGATATCATAATGCCGTTGGAACTGTTGTTGCAACAGAAGAGTATCCGGAAAAAAGTGTGGTAAGAGTTGTCCGTAATGGATATTTGATTAAGGATAAAGTGTTTAGACCGGAAGATGTTGTAGTTGCAGTTAAGGACTCTGAAAATCGATAAACGATTGAAAAAAATTGCGTAAAGGAGGGAGCCACAAATATGGACAGTATTGGTCAGCTATTCGATAAATTTGCTGTTGCATATCAACACAGCCTTTATGCAATAGAGCAAGAAGAAAATAAAGCAAATAAAAAGCGTGAAGAACAACGTGAAATTATAAGAAAACAATTTGCACGCGAAAAGAGCAAGTCTGCAACATCATCTGTTAACAATTTGATGGCAACTCTACATAAGTTGAACGAGGTAAGCAGAGAGATAAATCAAGAAGATAATACTGTAATCAACGTTGCAGAATATTTGAATTATGGAAAGTTATGTGTTGAAAATATCAAAAAAATGATTTTTTCAGACACATCGGTTCCGTGCATTATTCCTTTTATTGGGGAAAAAAATATTATGCTTAAGAGCAAAGGCAATGAATGCCATACGATAGGTCTTCAATTTGCTTTAGAAACATTATTACAAACTGCTCCAGGACAAATTGCAGTTACAGTTATCAATCCGGAGTTAAGACCAGAATTTTCTGCATTTACTAGAATACCTGATTTTCAAATGTTAACTAACATAAATGATATCAGCGATTTCTTTTTTGGCATTACACAGGAACTAGTTCAGGTAGACTCATTGCTTCAAGGAAGATATGACTCTCTGGTTGAGTTGAGACAAGCAGCTCAACAGCCCGTAGGTAGATTGCAACTTATTGTAATTCAAGATTTACCAAAATCAAATGACAGAGAATTTAAAGAGTCGCTAATTCGTATTTTTAATAATGGCCCGAGGGCTGGAATTGGAATTTTACTTTTGAGTAAAACAAAATCTTTTGTAGATACTGAATTTACTAATTTGACTCAATTTAATGTATTTAAATTCGAAGGTGATAGCTGGTATTCGGATGCATTTGGACGAAAAAAAGTATCCTGTCAGTTTCCTGTAAAATCAGCTGAGGATATATCTAAATCTGTGTCAAAGTTGATAGAAGATACAAAAAAATCCTCCGTTATTACAATCCCATTTAAACAGATTGAACGTATGAATCAAATGTGGACTGAAGATTCTACAGATAATATTGTATTTAATTTGGGCAAGAGCGGTCTTGATACAATCTCAGTATGTATTGGTGACAAAGTAAGTCAACATCATAATATTTTGATTTCAGGAGCAGTAGGAAAAGGAAAATCGAACCTTCTTGAAGTTATGGTGCATAGTCTTTGTTGGAGATATAGCCCAAATGAATTGGAATTGTATCTCTTGGATTTTAAAGATGGATTAACGTTTAAACCATATGCAAATAGAAATACGAAATCATGGCTCCCACATGCAAGAATGCTGGGACTTGAAAGTGACCGAGATGTTGGTTTAGCAGTTCTTAAAGATTTAGAAAAGGAAAGATTGCATAGGGCAGAGCTATTTAGGAATGCTCCTGATGGTGGTGCAAAAGGATATGAGAGTTATCGAAAGAAATTCCCTAATAAAATTATTCCTAGGATTATGTTGGTGATTGATGAGTATCAGAAATTGTTTGAAACAAATGATGATATTTCTGAAGAAGCGTCAGCTTTATTGGAAAATCTTGTTAGGCAAGGACGTGCCTGTGCAATTCATGTTGTGTTAGCTTCTCAGTCAATAAATGGAGCTGCCGGTTTACTTGGTAAAGATGAAAGAATATATGCGCAGTTCCCGGTTAGAATAGCACTTCAGAATACTATTTCTGAGTCATATGCTTTATTTGGAATTGGAAATGATGCAGCTGCTCAACTGAGAGTAAGAGGCGAGGCTGTTATTAATGAAAATTATGGTGCGGTGGATTCTAATCGTAAATTTACAGTTGCTTTTGCTGAACCAAAGGAAACGGAAAAATTAAGACAACTATTTTGTGATGAGTTTGAAAATAAGTATCCTGAAATTTTTACACGGCAAGATTATATGAATTTTTCTATGATAATGCCAGAAGTAAAAAAATGGAGAAAGTCTGCAGAAAATTCAGGTATAGTGCATATCCCAATAGGAATAAAACTGTCAGTAAATAGGGATGTCATCTCTATACCATTCACGAACGATATAGGAAAAAATATAGCAATTATAGGGTCTGCTGAAAATCTTCATGGTGAAGGAATTATTCCTGGTCAGCATAATATGGCAGTAGGAATGATTCAAGGAATGGGTGTTTCACTTGCATTACAACATCCAGAAGGAAATGGCAGGTTTGTTCTTGTTAATGGCTTGGGACAGGACATATATGCAAATAGCAATATTAGTAGATGGTTACAATTAATGGAACGTTTTGGATATCCTGTAGAACAGGTTGATTCAACAGAAGCAATTGATTGGTTATCTGGTTTTAAACAAGAAATTGGGGATTCCGCACTTGAAGAAGATACATATATTTTTTGCTTAGGTATGGATCGGTATTCCAATTTTACGGAAATAAATCTCTGTGGAGAATCTGGTGCAGATACGTTTCAACAGTTGTTAAAATACGGAACACGAGGAGTCCATTTTATTTGTTGGTGGGCTAACGAAAGTACATATAAAACACATTTGGGATTTGGTAATGATGGATATTTTGAAACTAAGATTCTTTTGAGAATGGATACGGATACATCAAGAGACGTTCTTGGACCCTTCATATCATGGAGTGTAAGAGAAAATCGCGCATATGTTCATGATAATTCGGAATTACCTTCAGATGAAGTTGTTCTTCCACTCATGCCGATGAATAATCGAATGTGTGGAATCATAGAATCGGAGGGATGGAGCTTTGAGTAAAAATGAATTTTTCAAGAAATATCAAAGTTATGTTTCCGAATTAATATCCTTAACCTCCGCTGAAGACGATTCACAAAGTGGTATTGCACAGGAAGAACGTAACAAAGTTGCCCAAACCGAAAATGCGTATTTGCAAACGATGTCTGAATTACGAAAAGCACGACAGATTGTTGATGAACAATATAGAAGCATCCGAGAAAGTTGTAGTTCCTATATGGGATTGCGAAGACCAGAGGCTCAACGACCATCTTATACAGATGAAGGGTGGAAAGAGTGCATAAAAATTCAGGAAAATGAAGCAAAAAAAATTCAGCAGTGGTTTCTGTTAAAAAAACAAGAGTCTGTGGCTGAAAAACAAAGACAATTGCAATTAGAAGCGAAGCAAAGAGCCGCAAGGGCTTTGTCAGCCACAGAGGCTGAAAGAAAGCGAAAAGAAGAGGCTGAGGCATTGGAAAAATCACGTGGAGCCTCATTATTAGAAGAATTAAAACGCAAGTATAGAAAAAACATTTAATGAAAACATAGGAGGACAAAGCAATGGCATCATCTATTTCACAAATTAAACAACAAGTAAATCAGATTGGACAGCAGGCTGCCTCGACAGCTGGCCAGCTTGCTCAGTTAGCAACTAACCTTGAAAAAAATATAGCAGCCGTAAATAGCGCGATTGGGGGAACTTCTTCAGGAGAAGATAAAACAATGATTGCTTCATTCCAACAAGCAAGTCAGGCCGTAAAAAACGCTTCTGCTTCACTCCAAGCCGCTGCAAATGCGGCTAAAGAGTGGGCAGGAAAGGCATAATAATGAGCCAATATGAAGAACTCATATCGGCTGTAGAAGAAATAGCTGTACAAGCAGAAAAAGACGCATGCAATCTTGCTCGGTATGCAGAAAGTATAGGAAGATTTAATACAGTTTTTAATTCACTTGCAGATGGATCAAATGATTCTTCTGTAAAAAACGTATATTGTTTGTTTATTTTAGCTCAAAAGGATTTATACAAGGCAGTTAAAGCTTTAATAGAAGCTTCAAAAGCAGGAAAAGATTGGTGTGGGGAAACCTCACCAAAACTTATTCTAAAAAAAGTAAGACACTGAAAGAGTAAAAGGAGGTTGAGAAAATATGAGCGAGTTACAACAGGTGGAACAAAATATCGCAAGTATTGTATCGGATGCTAAAGCATCGGTTTCTCTCCTTAATACTCAATCTCAACAACTCAAACAAATTCTTATGGTTGCGATGAGTTCTCTTCAGGGAAGTTCACAAAGTAGCTATAAAAATATGGTTAATTGCTATCAAGAAACACTGCGAAAAATTGATCTATCAATAAAGTCACTAACATCAGTGATTGCTAGTGGAGAAAAATGGCTTCAAAATCATATTATTTCACATCATGGAGTTAGTTCGATAGATAATGCATCAATTGACAATTTTTCAAATAGTGAACCAAATGACTATAAAGACCCATTAGAGCCGACTAGATCAACACCCAGAGATTTGGTATCTACACAATATGGATTTACGAAGAATATGGCGGGAATGGAAGTATATGATTCTCCTTTAGAAGTTGATAAGTATCTTTATTCAAAACAAGGAAGTGCTTATGAAAATTTTAAAGGTACATGTGGACTTTGCTCAATTGCCAATATATTACGTTTGTCAGGCGTCAATATTGGAGAGAAAGAAGTTATTGATTATGCAGCTAATATGCAAGGCGGAATTTTCGCATCAAAGTTATGCTCAGTAAATCCATTTAATCCGTCTGCAAGTGGCGGAACCACTCCAAAACAAAGGCAACAAATCCTAGATTATTTTGGTATTAGCAGCAGTGTTTGGAATGTAAAGACAGATGCAGACGGGAAAGCAAGTATAGATACGATAAATGAAATTGGGAAATGGGTTTCTGAGGGACGCGGTGTAATAATAGATGTTGATGCCGGTGCATTTTATAACAGCCCTCCGAATTATGGAAAGGGCCATGCTGTAACAATCACAAGTGTGGAAAAAAACAAGTATGGGGACATCACAGCATTTTATATTTTGGATTCTAATCAAGGCACTGTGAAATATCCTACTTGGGAAATTCAAGAGTGTATGAGAACATTTGTTGGGATGAATGTTACTAGTCAGATCATTAGATGAGGTGCAACATGAATGTTAATCAAGTAAAAGATGTAATAAAGAAAACAAAATGTGCGGATTTTATATGTTCAGCAGAGTATTGCTCTGAACCAATTATGAGTAAAGACAGTAATGGAAACATTATAGATAATTACATTTTATTTTCAAGGACAGAGGATTGCCTTTTGATAAGTCAACCTCATATTGTCTTTGGTATATACACTGATAAAGAAAAAACTGCTTACGTAAAAGAAGATATATCAAACCAGTTTCAAAAACAAATGTATAAGGAGTCTTTTGAGGATAAAGGACTAATGGCTGATTCACGCCGTACTTATTTATCGCTATATCCTGAAGTACGAGATATGTTTGCAACAGAAGAAAATATTGATAATGAAAAAATTCAGAGATATGTAGAAGTTTTGAATTGTATTTCTGGAAAGACGTTGTTCTCGTTTTATAAGCAATTGTTTCCTGATTTTTTTGAGTGGGCATTAAAAATATAATAAAGTACTCTATGGAAAGGAATAAAAAGTTATATGGTAAATTATTATGAATTGCTTGAAATACCTCAAAATGCTGATAAAGCAACGATTGAGCAAGCAATTAGAAAAACAAGACGAGTTTGGAACAATCGTGCGAATAATCCAGATGTAACAATTCGAGCTGAAGCGGAACGTCATGTTAAAGAAATTGCAGAAGCAGAAAAAATTTTGCTTGATGTTGGTAAGCGTCAGGAGTATGACGAACAATTAAGACAGTCTCCTAAATCTAATGTAGAAGATCAGACTGAGAATGCTGAATCTAATTGGGAAGAAGAATTTTTTCAGGCATACAATCATGATATGAATGATTATGCTGCACAAATTGCACAAAGAGAGGTTAGATTACACGAACGAAATGGACGAGCCTGGTTTTTATATGGAGAGGCGCTGCGTCGTGGAGGTAACTTAGAACAAGGAATCGATGCACTTAAGAGGGCAAGCTTATTAATGGAAGATGCGAGCATTTATCGTCAATTAGGCTTTGCATATGCTGATATTAACCAGTACGGAGAAGCCTATAAGGCGTTTAAAAATGCATCTTTAATTGATCCCAGTGACTATGAATTTCACTCCCTTGCCGCAAATTGCCTTCGTGTAGTTGGAATGATAAGTGAAGCTATTGAAGAGGCGAAAATTGCATATTCAATGAATCCGAACGATGAGCAAGTTCGATTCGAATATTTTGCTGCACTACATGAAGATGCAATGAAAGCAATGTCATATAATCGCTCTTCTGGAAAACATTTAATTATAAACAGAAAACAGTTGGATTATGTGAATGATCTTCTGAAGATAATGTCAGTTGTCGTTCCTAAAAATGATGAACAATGTTCTAGAGCCTTAGAAGAAATCGTAAAGATAGCAGTAGATGCCGAAAGCTCAAAAGGCGGAGTTTTTTTCAGAGGCAGTAAACCCGGATATGAGTATAATTATGAGGTCAGCAACGCAGACACGCGTTCTACCGGACTTCATTAATTATAAATAAAAAACCATAAAGAACAGGAGGAAAAATTTTTATGGCATATTCAGAAAAAGACTTATCCACTGAATGGATACCTCAGGTAAGATTTCCTGATGGAAACAATGTAAACCTTATGACTGTTCGTGAGGCAATTGAAAATGAGGCTGCAGAAAACGGCATTCCAGTTGCTTTCAGAGAAGATCAGCTTAAGGTAGGCGGACTTTTTAGCAAGCAGATGGAAGACGTTCTTGTAATGTACAATCCTGATCACGCTAACGATTATTTGAGATTTGTGATTCGTGTTCAGCACATGGGAAAATATGCGTTTATGCATGTTTACAACATGGGTGGAAGTAAGAATTATCGCAATTCAAATGTTGCTGCATCTGGTGGTGTTATTGGAGGACTCACAAAGATTGGGGGGCTTCTTGGTGGTGCAAATGCTAAACTTCAGGCAGAAGAACAGTATTACACCATTCTTGCAGATGTTCTTGCCAATTGTGTAGGTGTATGATACCTGCACAGATATATTGAATTGGGCAGGATGTCAGATTTATTAGTCAATCTGACATCCTGTTTTATAAAAAAATGAATCATATCTTAGATGATTTGTAACACATAAGGGCACGTTGTAATTATGGCATTAACAAAAAAGATTACTGTTCAACTACCCATTGTTTTGGAATCTAGAATCTATCTTCTTTAAATAGGAACTCCTGATTTCTAAAGCGTAATTATCATTGCAAAAGGTGTATTGCTATACAATCCTTTCTTGTCCAAGATAGAATTATCTTGCCGAGGAAGGAGCATCTGACGATGAACAAACAATAACTAGAGCAGACATTTGTTCGTTTGAATCTTAGTTTAGAGCATTTGACTCAGATGATCCAAACTTGGTCATTACAGTTCCAACCTCAGTTGATGCTAGGATTATCTGAATATCATGTTGTTTGTTAACAGTAGAAAGATAATATGAGTGCCTACGAGTTAATTAGTATGACAGTGGTAGGATCGTGTGTACACGATGTGGGATTCAGTTTGAGGGTGTGTCCAAAAGGATGGCGCACTCAAAGTTTGGTATCCACTGTAATGTGTTCATTATGGTGCGATATCTATCAGTCTATAATAGAAAAAGAAGAAGTTATAAAAGCTGAATAGATTTTGTAAAAAAACGCTTTTTTTAAAGTTTGGGGGTGTGCATAGTTGGAAGAAATAGAAAATTATTATTGTAAAATACCGGATACACTAAAAAGTTATTGTTCCTACTTTGATAATTTCGTGGTGGAGGAAATTCCAAGCTTTGTATTTGAAGAAGAAAATTACAAATATTTACGTGAATATGCTGTCTTTAGAATGGGCTTTTCGGTTGTGACAAAAAGAAATTGCAGAATTCTTGCTCAGATCATTAATGGGAAAAAAGTTTTAGAAGTTATGTGTGGATTAGGAAGCTACGCATCTACATTACGAAGCTGTGGAGTTGATGTTATTGCGACAGATGATATGTCGTGGATAAATTATGATACAAGCAAATACCAAGGATGGAAAACACATGCATGGATCCATGACATAATTAGTATGGATGCAATTGAAGCGGTAAAAAAATACGGTAGGGAAGTAGGATTTATAATTATGAGTTGGCCTCCTCAAAATAGTGATTTAGCATATAGAGTATTGCAAACAATGAGAAAAGTCAACCCTGAATGTATACTTATTTATATAGGCGAAAAGAAAGGTGGTTGCACCGCAGATGATCGTTTTTTTGACGATTATATTGATATAAGCAGTAACTTTGCTGAACTGCAAGATTTAAAAAAGAGTTATCATAATTGGAAAAACAATCAGTATTTTGATACGCAGCTTTTGTTAAAATAGAGGGAGGTGATGTGAATGAAGTATAAAAAATCGATGTATACGAGAATATTAAAAATTGACGATGATTTTTGGATGGTACATAATCTCTCTTCTGGGTCGGAATGTATACTTGACAGTCAAGAACTTAAAATTTTGAACAATTGTAGTACGCCTCAGGAAGATTCAAAAGAATTACTTTGCCAGTTATATGAAATGGGTATTATCGTAAATGACAAAGTTGATGAAATTGCATGCCTTGAATTAGAAAGAAAAATCAGCATGTATTCCTTTACATCCGATGAGGTAGGCTTTGTGATTGCACCAACGATGGATTGCAATGCGTATTGTTTTTACTGTTATGAAAATGAGACAAGAAAATCTTGCTATATGGATGAAAGAACAGAAAAAGCTCTCGTTGAATATATAAAAAATATAGCATTAGGAAAGAAACGTATGTATATTTCCTGGTTTGGAGGCGAACCGTTACTTTGTAGGGATTTAATAGTTCGAATAAGCAATGAGCTAACTCGTTTTGCTGATGAGAACAAAATTGATTATCATTGTGAAATTACGACAAATGGATATTATTTGGACAAAATAATAGATGATATACATGATTTAAGAATTTCGGATATACAGGTAACATTAGATGGATTTAAGGAAGAACATGAAAAGAGAAAGCATTTTCTTCAGAATGATTCTTGGGAAAGAATTGTGAATAATATATATGATTTTTCGAGCCGGGGAATTCATATTACGTTAAGATTTAACTTTGATAAAGGCAACATACAAAGTATTAAAGAAATGGTGGAATTTCTAATAAAGCAAGAGAGATGGAATGAGAATATTACGATATATTTTTATCCATTGGAGCCTAATTGCATTCAAGAAAAACTCTATTTTAAAGAAAAAGAATACGAACAGGTTATGCATAATCTATATACATTTCTTTATAATACGGGATACTACAACGATCGTAAATATGCACTTGATTTTCATAAATTATCTTTGCCATGCTACGGTGCAACATTAGGAACTGTTGCCATAGACTATAAAGGGTTAATATACCAATGTCAGCATTTACTATGTCACGAAGAGTATTCAATAGGCGATGTATTTGAAGGCGTAATGGTAACTGAAAAAGTAAATTCTTGGTATGATGGCACTGTGAGTGACAAATGCAAGAAGTGCGAAGTACTACCTTTATGCCAAGGTGGGTGTGTAACTAAGCCCAAATTAGGAAAAAATGAGTATGTATGCCATATGATGAAGTACAGAATAAAAACTCAAGAGCAGCTTAAAGTTCAAGCCTACATGGATTCACTATTGGAATAAACTTCAAAATTGAAATTAGATAAGAAATTATATATAATTATCTGTTGTTCTTGAAGGATTAGGAGTGATGTTTGATGTCTTTAAGAGGCGTTGATCATAATTAATTATTGGAAGGAGGAGAAAATTATGAAGGTTGTAAAAGAAAAAAAGAATACTACAAAGTTAACGAATATCGTTAAGAATGTAGCAGAAATGTCTTGCCATCAGCATTGTCATGAACATTGCCATGAGCATTAATTTCTGGACTGTTTGAAAAGGGGGCACCTATTGAGATGGTAAATCTCAATAGGTGTTTCACAATGATGAAAGAGGAATGTGTTGTGAAATTTCTATGGGTTATTCAATATTCGAATGGAAAACACTATAATTGGGTTGCGTTAGCACAAGCAATTGAAAAATTAGATTCAAGATATATAATAAAACGTAAAGAAGAGCTGAGCACTATTGATATAAATGAGGCAGATTTTCCTATAGTAATAGGGGGAGATGATTTTTTGCTAGAGGCAAAAAAGAACATCAAATTAATTAATGGAATTTTTGAATCTACTTGTTTTTTTAGGGTAGATACTTATATGAGTATATGGAAGGATGATTATCTTAATTTTCATACAGCCATGGTAACAAGAAAAAAATTAGATACGATTATTAGCGAAAAACAAGAGTTCTTTGTAAGACCTCTTTTGGATATAAAGTGCTTTGACGGTCAGGTGATGGATAAAATAAAGGTAGATGAGATTTTGGACATATGCCGGTCTTGTTCTAAGTATGGAAAGAAATGTTTATGCGTATCTCCGGTTCAAGAAATAGAAAAAGAATGGAGAAGTGTTATAGTTAACAATGAAGTGGTTTCGATATGCAGGTACTTGAAAAACAGTAAAAGAGATGTCTCTGAAACTGATGTGCCGGAGAAATTGGTTGAATTTTGTAAAAAAGAATGTAGTGGAGTAAAGGCACCAGTTGCCTGGGTAATGGATGTAGCTAAAGTCAAAAATCGATACTATGTATTAGAATGTAATATTTTTAACGCATCAAATTTTTATGACTGTAATCGGGAAAATATAGTTAAGTCTCTGGAAAATGTTATAAGAAAAGGAAACAAGAATTGCCTCTGAATTTTATTTAGCTTCAATTTGCAGTTAGCCACAATATGATGTTAAAGAAATAGCCGATATGTTCCCTCAAACGACCAAATTGCAAAAACAGGGCAAAATCCTTATTGATATGTTTCCTTATATGGTCAAATGGGTTAAAATGGCAGTCGATATGTTTCCGAATACGGACGAGTGGGATTTGACATTCTTGCTATCCACTCAAGCCACGTTGAGTGCGTGGTTCTGTTGAGTAAAGTACATAATTGATAGTGTGAAAATGCTTGAAATATAAGGATTTTCCGAGGATTTGGTCGTAAATCCAAATCCTCGGATTTTCTACGTTTTAGGAGCTGCAAAAAGGAAAATTTTTATAGTTGGCTAGATAGAAGTATTGATTTGGGGTTGGGTAGACAAAAATATTGATTTTAGCTGTCCGTATTTTGGTACACGACCTTCATTATAATTAAAATTGCAAAACGATATATGTATTCATATAAAATCATACGAATTCATATTAAAATATATAAAACACGTTGAAAATTGGCGTGGAAAATGCTAAAATAAATTATGGCTGATTTTAAAGAGAGGTATTCGATATGGAAAATAATAATGATGATAGATGGATAGGCATAGAAGAAGCTGCTAATTATATGGGGGTTAATAAGGATACTATCCGTAATTGGATAAAAAAGGACACTGGAATCCCAGCTCATAAAATTGGAAAGTTATGGAAATTTAAAAAATCAGAATTAGATGCTTGGATTAAAAGCGGAGATAGTGCCAAATAAAACTATGGAGGACATACAATGAGAACTATGTTACTGAGTTTAAAACCGGAGGTGTTTACGAATGTACAATCTGGCGTAAAAATATATGAACATAGAAGAGTATTCCCGGATGAACCTGTTAAGGCATATATCTACGTTAGTAGACCAGTTCAAGCTTTGTCGGGTGTTATGTATCTTGGAAACAAAACCGACATTGAAGATTGGAAAGAAAAATATAGAGATGATGCTGAGGCTCAGGAAAGAATTAATGAGTATCTGAAGCATCATAAAGTTGTGATGGAAATACAAAAATTCCAGAACACATCGTCTATTGCTTTAGCGGATATAAGAAAAGATTTTCCCGATTTTCTTATTCCACAAATGTATTATTACTTGGATGGTCATCCGTTATTGCAATATTTGAACGATAATATGTTACCAATTGGCGAGCCGATTATGCATACATTTGAAAATATTACAAGTAATCAAATTTGTGTTTACTGAGTTGAGGAGGATAAAGCATGAATAACAAGAAAAGAGTCCTGTCCCTGTTTAGCGGGTGCGGAGGAATGGATATCGGATTTGAAGGAGGCTTTAAGTGCTTAAAGAGATCAATCAATACTGATGTTCATCCTAATTGGATAGTTGAAGAGAATGGCGATTGGGTAAAAGTAGCAAATACAGGATTCGAAACTGTTTTTGCTAACGATATCAGACCGGATGCAAAAGCAGCATGGGTGTCATATTTTTCTTCAATATACAACAATGCAAATGAAATATATCATATAGACAGTATCGTTGATCTCGTAAAAAGAGCTCAGTTAGGAGAAAAAGTCTTTCCAGATAATATTGATATAGTAACTGGTGGATTTCCTTGCCAGGATTTTTCGGTAGCAGGAAAGAGAAAGGGATTCAACTCAGATAAAAGCCATAATGGGGGCAAACTTGAAGTTGATGAGCCAACGGTCGAGAGCAGAGGTCAATTATACATGTGGATGAAAGAAGTTGTAACCTTGACTCAGCCATCAATTTTTATTGCCGAAAATGTAAAGGGATTAACTACACTTGAGGATGCAAAAGAAGTAATTGAACATGATTTTGCAAATGCAGCTGATGGTGGCTATATTGTCATTCCAGCAAGAGTACTTCATGCAGCAAATTATGGTGTTCCTCAATCAAGAGAACGTGTGATTTTCTATGGGTTCAAAAGAAGTGCATTAAAAGCTGAAGCTGTTGAAGAATTATTAAACTTAACTGTTAACAATGACTATGATCCATACCCTGTACCGACTCATTCATTTAATGTTGATGGAGAAAACTTATATCCTTTTGTTACTTGCAGAGAAGCGTTAGAGGGACTTGATGAACCAGAGAATACAACAGATATAGCTCAAACCAAATATTCTAAAGCAAAATATATGAAGAAAGGTCAGGGCAATATAGAAATTAAACTCGACTCAATATCACCAACAATCAGATCAGAACATCATGGTAATATTGAATTTAGAAGGCTTAGTGCAGAGAATGGTGGAACTCATACTGAAGAACTTGAATGTGGACTTGAGCAAAGAAGATTGACAATTAGGGAGTGTGCAAGACTTCAAACATTCCCAGATGATTATCAATTTATTTTATCGAAAACAGCACAGAATAAATCGGTAAGTGCAAGTGAAGCATATAAAATAATAGGAAATGCCGTTCCTTGTGTGTTAGGTTATAACATTGCAATGAGACTTGCTGAAAATTGGGATAAATACTTTAAATAAACAAGAGGGGGAATCAGATGTTTGATTCCCCCGTTTGGGTTTACTCTGTATCCGTTAAAATAAGTGATTGCACTTTTTCTTTAAATGCCTTCTTTTCAGCATCCGTTAAGATTTCATATTTCTCTAAGAAAGAAAGTATAAATTTTCGCATATTGTTATTGAACCAAGGTTCATTTACTTTGGTAGAAGTGGCATTAAACAAGACATCAATCCATCGCTGGGAAAGAACATCTTGCCAATCTGAAATTAGTGCTCTTTTATTGTTGTCATCATCGTCTTTTTCATAACACAGCTCATTGGAATTTACGCTGCGGTTATTCTTGTTCCAGGTTGACATTGCTTTGAATGAAACTTGCGGTCTAGGACTTCTGTCCGGAAACTGCATCTTAGAATTTATCGCATGAATATATTGCCCAGTTGAAATGCTTATGCTTTTGCCGGAATGTTTGATGAAAATAACCCATTCTTCAGGAACAATCTGTTGAATGCTTGAACCAGGAATAGAATCATTTTTTGTCGATTTTAGTTCAATAGATTCATAAGAAAGTTCATCACCTAATTTGAGTTCAAGGTATAAATCTGGGTTAGTATATACACCAGATTTAGATGCTTTTATTGTCTCCTTTAATTCATCTGATATATCTTCTGGAAGAAGAACTCGATTTACTTGAATTTGCTTTATAGTTTGTATATCTGTATATGTAGATTCCTCAAAACAAAGTGAAATGATATCAGTATCATTTGGAATTGAAGAAAAAGTTTCTTCAATATGTTTCTTTAAGTATTCCTTGAGTGGTCTATCAGTATTAGCTTCATCTGATTGAAAAGAAACCTCGATTAGGTCATTTTTATGTTCGATTAAGTTTTCTTCGAGTTTGTACATATAGATGCACATGAAATTCTGTATGTTTTCCATTTTTTCTCCTTTTTTGAAACGTGTTAAGTTGAAAGCTTACATCAATAATTAAATTGGGTCGTAAATAGTAAGCAAGGATCCCCCATGTTCATAATACATTTTTGCTTCTGGTGTTCCATTGAACTGTCCATGACTAAAACGACATTCGTTTCTTAGAACAAGATGTCTTCCGGTATTTATATTGACGATAGTCGTTAGTATATTTGCTTGTGTATTTGGGACAGACGCTTCTATAGATTCAATTCGGATGCTATCACCAAAATCTCTGATAGAAGGAACTCTAAGCACTTCGACACCATAAGGTGTTGTTTTTGCATAATAATACTCAAAATTATGAATACGTAAGAAACGTGGAAGTCCAGCTCTATAGTTCAAGTTATCATTTAACTCTTCTGCAAGAGCTTCAGAAGCAGCAATAGCACATTCTTTTTTTGAACGGATATAATCATAATTAGAATCCAAACATTGATTGATGAACTTTGCAAAAACTTCTTCTCGTGTTTTGGCAGTGGTATTATTCTCATATAACGCCAAAGAACAGTTAAATGGTAGAATCGATTTCGCAGCACTTTTACCACGTTCTAAATAATCTAATACAACAGAATTACCGGACAGAGTGATTAAAGCACCTTTTGGTCTTCTTGGATTAGAATATTGCCACTTACCACCCATAGAATCTACGATTTGCAACATTTCGTTCCAGGTAACGGAAAACCACCTCTCATATTCGAATGGAGCATAATCTTTAAAAATATGTCGTCTAGTATATCGAGAGCCCGTATAGCAATTTAAAAGTTTATATAATCCCATGTTTTCAAGTATGAAACTTTCTTCTTTTAACGAGAAACCATATCTTCCTACTGCAATATCAGCAGGATCTTCTTTCTGGGTGTCGTTGCCGAGCCAATAAATAGGGTCTTTTGGAGTTATCACAAAATGAGGATTATTATAAATATATGTAGCTAGTTGGTAACCGTTATCAATAATCTGACGGAGTTCTCCTGTATAATTTTGAACATCACAAATATTGTTAGCATTACTGATATCTGAATCTATAACCTGTGATGCCAATTGCCAAAACATATTGGAGTTGTATAAATCTTTCAATTGAAAACGGAGATTGTTTTTTAGTAAGCCGAGAATTGTAGCAACGCTTAATTCTCTTAAATGTGTTTTTATATCTGCCATAGCAAAGCCTCCTTTGTTATTTATATAAATGGAATTCTTCCTTGATTAATCCCAAATCTAATGCACGATATAAATATCGAGAAGCAATAGAAGAGTAAGGCTTCCATTTTTTACATTTGTTGCGTATTGATATATCAGAACGATCATTCGTTTTATAAAGCCACTCATAGGATTGTAAGAAAGCAGCATCGTTGGTAGGTAGGATATCCATTCTGTTAAGAACGAAAATCAAATACATATTAGCTGTCCATTTTCCAATTCCCTTGAATGATGTTAGGTACTTAAAAACATCGGAGTTGTTCATTTCTTTTAGTGAGTCAAAATCTATATCACCATTGAGTACTGCATCTGTAATACTTCTAATGAAAGACACTTTGGAATTTGCTGTTCCAATACTTTTTATTTGTTCGTTGGTTAATTTGTCTACCTTTGAAGGTGTGATTTTACCATCACATAAGTCTACTAACCTAGAAAATATCTTGTTTCCGGCTTTGATAGATAGCATTTGTTCTATGATTTCATGAATAAGAAATTCGTAAGGATCTTCATCATGAGTCTCATATGTAATAGGACCAATCATAGATATTACTTTTGCTAATCGTTTATCTTTCTTGCAGAGGTATTGAATTTCAGGTGAATTATTATCAAATGTTATTATTTCGCCCATAATTGTGCCCACCTAATTATTTTAGTTCTGGCTCTTTAGTACCTGCATTCCTGTCAAAGTACAATTCAGTTAGTCCGATATCACAGAATATCTCTAGCATTTTATCTAAATGCCATAGGGTTTCTTTTTCTTTTAACTCTTCAAGTGGCATCCAGAATATTTCTCCCTCGGATGAGGATTGAATGCTGCCAGAATATGTGTTGGTTTTATAAAGGAAAACCATGTAACGAGAACCATCAAATTCAATCCAATCTTTGATGCCACAGAACTGCAGATTACTAATCGTTAGCCCTGTTTCTTCTTGGATTTCTCGTATCATTGAATCAACAACGGATTCATTGCTTTCTACGTGACCGCCAGGAAAGATTAGTCCTTTTGAGTTTTGTACAAGTTTTTCTTCAACAAGAACATTTCCTTTGTCATCATAGATCATACACATATTTGTAAGTTCGACTGAGGTTTTACGATTCATCCGTTCCACCTCAATCCTTTATTGTTTCCATGATGTCTTCTAACTTACAATCCATTGCCTCACAGATTTTAAGAAGAACATCAGTCGTGATGTTTGCACCTTTGCCAAGCTTGGCAATTGATGCTGCACTAATTCCGGCAGCATCTTTTAAATCGTTTTTGTTCATTTCTTTGTCGATTAACATCTTCCATAATTTGTTGTAACTGATTCGCATAATCAACCTCCTTGCTTTACAACCAAAAATCAAATGATTCATCTTGCTGTTTCTCTGTGAGATAGTTTTTTAATAATTCTACATCTTTGCTGATATCTCGTGGTCTGATTCGGTTAATAACCTTTTCCTCGACTTCAGGAGTCCAGTAGATTTTTAATTTTTCTCTGGCTCTTGTGATAGCAGTGTAGAAGATATTGTGAGTTACTAATTCTTCCACCTCATCGGTAATAACTATCTTTACAGAGTCATATTCGAGACCTTGTGCTTTGTGTATTGATACAGCATAAGCAATTTGGAATGGTACAACAGTGAATGAGGTACTTTCATCTCCATCTTCGTCCGCACTCTTTAATTTGTGTACACAAAATCTAACTAACGATTTTCCTTCGCTTTCCCAACATTCAAGTAGTTCGAGGTTAATACGCCGGAGATCACTTTCATCTACTACCTTAGGTATCTCAACATCAAACTGAATGCGTTCTTCATGAGTATCTGGGTCTAAGATTTCAATTCCCTTTATGATTCCCTTCATATTATTGTGTATGACAGGGAAAAACCTATCCGAATCAAGGAAGAGAATCGGGTCTCCAACTTTATACTGTTGAATGTCCCATTGAACAGCAGGGTTAGGATTACTTTCCTGTAAGAATCGGTTGATGTTATTGATTCCGTATAAGCCGTCATAATTCAGACAAAGGATAGCTTCTCCTGGGTCAAGAGAAGAGAGTAGGGATTCATCTACTTTTAAGGAGTAGCTTTCTCTTTCAATGACTTCTTTTGCAGTATCATCCATCTGTCTGACCTTATCCCACAGTTCAAGTAATCGTTCATCCTTGGTTCGATGGGGCTGGGTAAGTTCAAATACAGCACTTTCTGGTAAAAATGCTTTTAATACCGAGAACCAATTTCCAAATTGAATGGCATCAATCTGATAAGTGTCTCCAACCAATAGAAGCATTTCAAAATTTGCCTTTTGAAGAACCTCAACCATATCTTTGTTGCTGACGGTACTACACTCATCGATAACCAATAACTTATACTTCGCAAAAGCAGACCCTTGGCGTTTGAAACTTTCAATTGTTGAGAAAGTTGTATTTTCTGCATCAATCTTTCGCATCAGGTTCTCTTTTGCTGGATTTGTTTGTGTTAGATATAATTTGGCATCATCATTTAAGTAGTGAGAAACATGATTTATAAGCGTAGATTTACCTACACCTGCAGAACCGTATATTACACCGACTTTTGACTCTGAAAATATACGAGTGATGATGGCCTTCTTTTCGTCACAGTCAATTTCGTAATCGCCTAATAGTAGCCATAATTCAACATCGTCACTATAATTTTGGATGCCAGATTCTGACAACTCTTGTAATTTTTCAATTACAGTACAAGTATCGAGTTTGTATTTGTTTATAAATACTTGATTATGTTCAATCATTAAATCACTTTCAGGTCTGTGTCCTGAATAAAGGCTATCGTTATACTTTTCGATAAGCTTTTGATAATCCGGGAAATTACCCAACTCATCAATATCAGTGAAGAGTTGACCTTTGCCTTCGGTGTTGTTCCTTATAAACCTTGCGAATAATTCGGGGCGTTTGTCTTTACACGGAATGCAATCAAAAACAGCACCTAATTTTGGATTATGACCAACAGGAGATCTGTTAAATGGTAAAGAATCAAACTGCCTGCAACCATTTGATAAATACAGACCAGAAAGGTAACTGTTTCCGGCGTGTACCCATTCTTCATAATATTTGCTATAGTAGCCGTCCGAATATTGGTCTTTAATAATAACATTGTTCATGTTATAGAGAAGATATCGCAGCACGTTTTGTCCTTTTCGACCTTTTCGTATCAAATCTCTGCAGTAATCTAAAATAGGAATAAATACCGTAGATTTAAGGTTATTTTTCCATTCAAGAGTAATCCTATCATATGCTTTATCCGGGAAGTCCATTAGAGCAGTCAAAGTGTACTTTGTTCTGGTAAGAAACTCACAGATTAAGCGTTGTTCTGGATACGGTACTCTTTTTTTCTCTCCTTTTATCAGTTTAATAAAATTTTGAAATTCACAATCACGAATGGATACCTCCCAACCATCAATAATGATGATAGGCATTGTTTTTCCCAATATCTTGATAGTTTCATGTACAAGATGAAACTTTGATGCATAATTGCTTTTGATTGGAAGTTTGGTAAAAGCAATTACTCTGTTAGATTTGGATTTGTTCTTCCTATCGTCTATAGGCATAAACGTGATTTCGTAATATATGTGCCTGTTTACAAACAGTGGTTTAATTTTCTGAATATAGTATTTATCCTTACTGTCACTATGTAATGACACGGGATGTCGTTCTATTTTTTCAGAAATCTTTTTATAGTATTCCTGTAAAGTATCATCTAAATGAAGAGGAAACTTGTCTATGTTATGTAATACTTCAATACCAAAGTAGTGCCAGATAAGGTTTTTGGCTTCTAGTAGATATTGATAATACTTCAGCATTAATCGTTCAGAACCGTCTTCATCCAAAGTATATTGTGTAGTGACTACTTCCAAGTAATTATGGAATTTAAATAAAGTGTATAATTCACTGTTTATCTGTGCAAACTCGGTGGCCTTTGCTATGTTTTCGGCAGTGATAGGTATTTCTCTGCCGTTGGCATAAAACTTGAGCATGATGTGATTTACGAACTTTGTTAACTGCTCTAAAATATCTTGAGAAATAGCACCACGAGAATTATTTTCTATTTCATCTAAATGCCTACAGATAACACTATCTATCTTCTTGATAGATTCATCGATTGTTGGCATTAGCATTCCTCCCTTCGGTTATTGATATTCTCCGTCATCCCAATCATCGATAAAAGCATCATACGGAAATGACCCTGCGAATTGGTCTGGATGAAGCTTTACATACAAATTGCGTATTTTGGTTCTTGAACTTCCTAAAAAAGGAGTTGCAGAACCACTTGCTAAGAAGCTATTGCTTATATTGTTTAATTCGCCAAGTAAACCAAAAACATATGATTTTAAAGATGGATCAGCAAATGTATCTGCCTTTGACACCCATTTGGTTTCATACAAGTCCTTTATTTTACATGGCAGAGTCATGTCGATTAATGATACAGCATAGTTTTCTCCGATAAGAGCGGTCATGATCTCATCATAATCTGCAGTGAGCTCTTCAAGCAGTAAATTGTCTTCAGAAGAATAGGGAGATTCATCTGCCTGTTCTTCAGGAAGTTGAACACTTGCTGCTCCAGCAACATTGCTCTTATTTAATCCATTTACCAGGTTGCTTACTGCGTTACCCCGCACATCGGCTACTGCCTGTCCAGATGCCAGTATCTTTTCTTCAAGAATATCATGTGGGGGTTTATCAGCACTCTTCGGAGTGCTTTTTTCTTTGCCTGCAGCTTCTCTCAAGATTTCCAAAAACAAATCTGTAATCTTAAGTGAAGCATTTACAGAGTTAATATCAGGAATATCATTCTTAAATTCGTCAGCAAGCAGCTGCGCAGTTGTTTCTCCGAAACCTTCAAGATATGAAGGAAATTCATCGTCCTCATTTAAGTTTGCCAATATAAGAGCAGCAACCTTTGAAATACTTGTATTGCCGTTGAAGTATGATTTGAAAGTTTCAAGGCTAGTGTCTGCTAATAATTCGGATCCACTTTCATTCATCATGGTTTCAAAAATGGTCTTCGTAAATAATTTGGTATTGCTTTTTCCGCCAATTACATTCTTTAGTTTCTTTGCAAAAACCTTAAATTCCATAGTTCCACCACCATTATCGTCTATTAATACCCAAGCCTACCCACGGCTACCGAGTTCTACCTACCCACTTATATATACTGGGTAGTGTAGAAAGCAAATAGCAAGTGCTTGCTACTTGTGAGTAAGTACTGGGAAATTGGTCTAAAAATTATTATATCAGAAAAACAGACGAAAATCTACACTTTCACAAATTGTTAATATGCGTTCACAGAGAAAATTCATATTTTCGGTAAGAATTGCTTTCTCTCTGACTTTTAGTTGAGTTCATTCAGTGGATTCAACTAAGTGCCAGAGGCACTAAAAAAAATATCACAAGGCCTGATTAGCTATAAGGGCATTGGGATACAGATATCGGCATCGATCACAGGACAACCTGTGAAAGGTGCGATAGAAGTACCCTTATTTCCTTATGCCCATTTTCAGGCTATCTGGGTCGGTACTTCTATAAGCACCGGCCTTTATTCGTTTGTTCCCTTTGCCCGACTGCTGAGAACCAGGCAGAAAGGCAGGAACTTTATGAAAATCAAGATTCGTTATGAGAACGAGTACCAGACCCTTGAGGTCGAAAACATGGAATTGGAGAAATGGTTAAATATCTCCATTTCAGAAGAAGAAAGTCAGGAAGACTACGAAAAGAGAATCCAAGATGCAATCGAAGAGAGATTTAACAGACCCGACTACAACAGCTGGCACAAGCATGACCGTCATACTGGCAACGCTTATATGAAGAGCAAGGACGGGACAGTTGAGGTCAACACAGAAGAGGCAATTATGTTCAGAGCGGCTGATAAGTCAGCCTTTAACAGTTCTATTGACGGAATACATAACCAGCTTGAATACGAAGAATGCTGTGAAACTTTGAGAAGTCTTCTTAAACCTGCGGTAGCAGATATGGTCATTGCCATTGCCCTTGACGGCTACACCGTTGGTGAGTATGCAGCAGAAATCGGTGATGATGCCAACAATGTCAGTCATCGTTATAGACGTGCAATCAACAAATTAAAAAAAGTTTTTTCAAAAACGTCCTTTTAACCCTTCTCCCAAGGCTACACGGTAGGAGGGTGACACCTCCAAAAAATTATAAGGAGGTAATTCGGATGGAATTACAAATTTTTAATAGCACAGAGTTTGGCTCTGTAAGAACAGCAACTGTTAACGGTGAGATTATGTTTGTTGGTAAGGATGTGGCAGATATTCTCGGATACCAAAACGGTAGTCGAGATATCAACCGCCATGTAGATGAAGAGGACAGACATAAGGTCATGCTCTTTGATGGTAACCAGGATAAGGAAACCATCATTATCAATGAGTCAGGTCTTTACAGTCTTATCCTTTCAAGCAAGATGCCTAATGCGAAGAAATTCAAACATTGGGTAACGGCAGAGGTTCTTCCTGCTATCCGTAAGCATGGAATGTATGCCATCGATGAGATTTTGGAAAATCCTGATCTTGCGATTGCAGCACTTACACAGCTTAAGGAAGAGCGTGAGAGAAGAAAACAGCTTGAATGTCAGACACTTATTCAGCGTCAGCAGATTGCAGAGATGCAGCCAAAGGCAAGCTACTACGACCTTATTTTACAGAACAAGAACACAGTTCCTATCACACAGATTGCAAAGGACTATGGTATGAGCGGTCGCAAGTTTAATGAACTTCTTCATGAACTTGGGGTTCAGTACAAGTTCAGAAAGACATGGCTTTTATATCAGCAGTATGCAGAATGCGGATACACACAATCACGTACCTATGCAATCGATGAGAATAGAAGTGTGATGCATACCTATTGGACACAGAAGGGCAGACTTTTCCTTTATGACCTTCTGAAGAGCGAAGGCATCTTACCAGTCATTGAACAGGAGGATTAAAAGATATGGGCATTGATAAGTTTAATCATGAGGGTTATTCCGACCCGACTACATATGAGGCTCTTACCAATATCCAACGTGAAGAAAAGGCAGCTGATAAAAAGGCTGCCTATCTTCCGTTGGTATATGTTTGCAGTCCGTATGCAGGTGATATCGAGAATAATGTAAAGAACGCAAAGAAGTATAGCAGATATGCCGTTAAGGAGAATGCTATCCCAGTAACACCTCATCTTCTCTATCCACAGTTCATGGATGACGGCAATGATGCAGAACGAGAAATGGCTATGCACTTCAATTATGTACTTCTTGGCAAATGCACCGAACTCTGGGTATTCGGCGGAGTGGTTAGCCGTGGCATGGCTCGTGAGATTGGTGTTGCCAAGAAAAGAAGAATGAAGATCAGATGGTTTACCCAGGATTTGAAGGAGGTCGGAGAATATGATTAATTTTACTGTTTATTCAGCAGACTGTGTCGGCAACAGCGGTAACTGTCTGTATCCCAATAAGCATATCGTTTCGGATAAAGAAACCTTTATCGCAGCAACAAAGATGGATCATGTAACAGCTAAGTATAAAGGAAACTATCGCAGTAAGGATAACTTTGAATATTCAGACTGTATTCCACTTGATTGTGACAATGACAATTCAGATAACCCGAATGAATGGGTAACTCCTCTTGATATAGCACTTGAAATACCGGGTGTTGCTTTTGCTGTATCGTATAGCAGACACCACAACCTTCCAAAGGGAGCTAAGTCTGCTAGACCAAGGTTTCATATCTTCTTCCCTATTGAGATTGTATCGGATGAACAGGAGTATGCAGATATGAAACGAAAGATTGCAGACGCTTTTCCATATTACGATACCAACGCATTAGACTCTGCAAGATTCCTTTATGGCAATGATTCGGATGAAGTAGAGTTCTATGAAGGAAATAAAACCATTCTTGATTATCTGGAAGAGGATGATTTTGCTGATTTCGATGCAAGCCTTGAGCAGGTGCCGGAAGGTCAGCGTAATAGTACCATGAGCCATATTGCTGGAAAGATTATCAAGAGATACGGAAATACAGAGGAGGCTTATCAGCTTTTCCTTAAAAAATCAGAACTCTGTAATCCGCCACTTCCAGAAAAGGAACTAAAGGTGATATGGAGAAGTGCATCAAAGTTCGGTAACAAGGTATCGAACCAGGAGGGATACATTCCGCCTGAACAGTACAATTCCGACTGCAGATTAAAGCCTATGGATTTTTCGGATGTGGGACAGGCTACGGTTCTTGCAACGGAGTATAAGGATATTCTTCGCTATTCCCCATCTACTGATTACATGGTCTACAACGGCAGTTTCTGGGAGGAGTCAAAGCCAAAGTCGCAGGGGGTTTCTCAGGACTTGACGGAAAGACAGCTTGCAGAGTCTGAATCAGAAATGAAGAAGGCTATAGATGAACTTGTAAAGAACGGAGGTATGGAGATTCTTGTATCTGTGGGTCCGAAGAAAGCAGTGCAGATGTTCAACAAACAGCAGGCTCATGCCTATGAGTTGTATGAAGATGCTGTCGCATACAAGAAGTATGCCGTTAAGCGAAGAGATACCAAGAATATTGCAGCCACTTTAAAAGAGGCTCGTCCGATGCTCGAAGTGGAACAGCGAAATCTTGATGCTGATGAGTTCATGCTTAATACACCGACTCTTACCTACGATTTAAGACAGGGCATCAAATTTCCAATGGAACACAGACCAGAGCATTTCATTACAAAGCAGACAACCGTTGACCCATCAAGTGATGGAGCAGATATATGGACAGCTGCACTTGATACCTTCTTCTTAAAGGATACAGACCTTATCGATTATGTTCAGAGAATGGTTGGCCTTTCTGCGATAGGTAAGGTGTATGTGGAGGCACTTATTATTGCATATGGAGAAGGTCGCAATGGTAAGTCAACCTTCTGGAATGTTATCGCAAGAGTGCTTGGTACATATTCAGGAAACATCTCTGCCGATATGCTTACCGTTGGATGCAGAAGAAATGTCAAGCCAGAACTTGCAGAGGCAAAGGGTAAAAGAATGCTCATTGCAGCAGAACTTGAAGAAGGCATGAGATTAAACACAGCAAATGTAAAACAGCTTTGTTCTACTGATGAAATCTATGCCGAGAAGAAGTACAAAGATCCTTTCTCATATACTCCGACACATACACTTGTGCTTTATACCAATCATCTGCCAAAGGTCGGTGCGATTGACAAGGGTACGTGGAGAAGACTTATCGTTATTCCGTTTGATGCCAAGATTGAAGGAAGTGCTGATATCAAGAACTATGCTGACTATCTTTATGAGAATGCAGGCGGAGCAATCCTTACATGGGTAATAGAAGGTGCAAGAAAGGTGATTGCAGATAACTATAAGATTGAACCGCCACAGAAGGTGCGTGATGCCATTGAACATTATAAGGAGAGTAATGACTGGCTTTCCTACTTCTTAAGTGAACGCTGCGAACTTGACCCTGCCTATGTGGCAAAGTCGAGCGAGGTATATAACGAGTATCGAATCTTCTGTACCCAGGTGGGTGAGTTTACAAGAAGTACAACTGATTTCTACACAGCCTTGGAAACGGTCGGATTTGAAAGATACCGTGACCGTAAAGGCAGATACATCAAAGGCTTAAGACTCAAGACGGACTTTATTGAAGAAGAGTAATGACAGTAGGTGTGACAGTTAATGACGGCTATTTACTATCCTTTTCTATAGAGTAAAAAATTAAGTCTATATATAAAGTATAGGAAATGACAGTCTTACCCTGTCACACCATCAAATTTGACATTGATGGAGGTGGCACGAATGCGTGAAAAAGAAGTAGAACAGAAACTTGTAAAGGCTGTAAAGCTTGCAGGAGGTTTCTGCCTTAAGTTTACATCTCCCGGATTTGATGGAGTACCGGACAGACTGGTTCTTCTTCCAAGAGGGAGAATAGCTTTTATAGAACTCAAGGCTCCTGGCAAGAAACCAAGAGCCTTACAGAAAAGAAGAATAAAACAGTTATCAGCTTTAGGCTTTCCCTGCTATGTGGTTGATAACACGGATGTGATTGGGGGTGTCATTGATGAAATACAATCCTCATGATTATCAAAAATATGCAACAAACTTTGTGCTGGAACATCCTGTGGCGGCAATCTTCCTTGATTGTGGTATGGGAAAGAGCGTGATTACCTTAACGGCAATTTATGAGCTACTATACAACAGCTTTGAAGTAAGAAAGGTTCTTGTGATTGCGCCCCTTCGAGTAGCAAGAGATACATGGCCTGCAGAGATTGAAAAGTGGGATCACTTAAAGGGTCTTACCTATTCGGTTGTTATAGGTACAGAGTCGGAGAGAAAAGAGGCATTAAGAAAAAGTGCTGGTATCTATCTTATCAACAGAGAGAATGTGGACTGGCTTATAAATAAGAGTGGTTTCCCATTTGATTTTGATATGGTAGTCATTGATGAGTTATCGTCTTTCAAGTCGGCATCGGCTAAACGATTCAAAAGCCTTCTTAAAGTAAGACCGAAGGTAAAAAGAATCGTGGGTCTTACAGGTACTCCAAGCAGTAATGGACTTATGGATTTATGGGCAGAATTCAGAATCCTTGATATGGGAGAAAGGCTCGGAAGATACATCACACATTATCGTATGAATTTCTTTGTGCCGGATAAACGAAATCAGCAGATGATATTTTCCTACAAACCAAGACCTGATGCGGAAGATGCCATCTACAGACTGATATCGGATATTACGATTTCCATGAAGTCGGCAGATTTCCTAAAAATGCCTGAATGCATTATGAATGAAGTGGAGGTAAAGCTTTCAGAAAAGGAATGGTCTGTATATGACGAATTAAGGCAGGAAATGGTTGTGTCTTTGGAAGATGAAGAGATTGATGCTGCAAATGCAGCTGCTCTTTCAGGAAAACTTCTGCAGATGGCCAATGGTGCTATCTATAACGAAGAAAAAGAGGTCTTCCATATCCACAACCGTAAGCTTGATGCTCTTGAAGATTTAATCGAAGGTGCAAATGGCAAGCCTGTACTTGTGGCCTACTGGTACAACCATGATCTTGAACGAATTAAGAAAAGATTCAAGGTTCGTGAAATCAAGACTTCAAAGGATATCAGAGATTGGAATAATGGCGAGATACCGATTGCTGTAATCCATCCTGCGAGTGCCGGACATGGCTTAAATCTTCAAAGTGGTGGTTCAACACTTATATGGTTTGGTCTTACCTGGTCGCTTGAACTTTATCAGCAGACCAATGCAAGACTTTATAGGCAGGGTCAGAATGATACAGTAGTCATTCATCACATTATCGCAAAGGATACGATTGATGAAGATGTGATGAGGGCATTACGATTTAAGGAGAAAACACAATCGAGTCTTATAGATGCAGTTAAAGCTAGGATTGGAGGTGATGCCTATGGTGGCTAAGGAATACTTGAAAAAGATAGCAAGAATGGAATCCTACATTCAAAGCAAGAAGGAACGTCTGGCTGTTCTCAAGGAAATGAGCAGTGGTATTTCATCTCCAAAGTTTGATGATATGCCAAGGAACCCTAATAAAGGAAAGTCAAGACTTGAAGAAACAATTATCAGATATCTCGATCTTGAAAATGAGATAAAGGAAGATGAGAAAAAGCTGGAACATGAAAAGCTGTATCTCCTGGAGGCTATTGGTCGAATTGAAGAGCCGGAATATCAGACCATATTGATAAGCCGATATTTCAAACACCAGTCATGGGATGATATAGCAAACAGTCTGTTCTACACCAAACGATGGCTTTACTCTCTTCATGGACGTGCCTTGGAGAGACTTGATGAAGAATTAGGCTAAAAGAGTTCACTCGAATTCACCTGAGTTCACCTATAATTCACTGCCCAAGTGTGATATAGTTATAATAGCAAAAATAGATTAAGCACAAGCCTTTGTAGGAGCAATCCCGCAGAGGCTTTTGTTATGTCCAGATGGAGGTGAAAAAGATGCCAAGAAAACCAAAGAAACCGTGTGGCTATCCTGGCTGTCCTAATTTAACAGAAGGTAGATACTGCAAGGAACATGAAAAACAAATGAACCAATCCTACGAGAAGTATGGCAGAGACAAAGCTGTACGCCGTAGGTACGGAAGAGCGTGGAAACGAATCCGTGACAGCTATGTTAAGGAACATCCTTTCTGTGAACTGTGTTTTGAGAAAGGAATCCTTGTGCCTGTAGATGAGGTTCATCACAAGCTACCACTGTCAGAAGGTGGAACGCATGAGAGGTCTAACCTCATTGCTTTATGTAAGTCATGTCATGCAAAGATTCATGCCGAGCGTGGTGATTATCATGGAAGTAAAAAACATCATGTGTATAAATATTAAGTGTGACAGGCTATGACGGGTATTTACATACCTTTTCTATAGGGGTAAAAAATTAATCTATATATATAAATATAGGAAATGACAGTCTTACACTGTCACACATTAAAAAAAGCACGATTTGATGAGAAAAAAGACCCAGGGGCGGTCAAAATCTCTAAAATGACCGTCACCGTGGAACGGCGTGGGGTCTTGCGTGTGAAAAAGGCGAAATCAAAAGGGTAATAAAGGAGGAACATGAGACGTGCCTACGAAATCGAATAACATAGGCGGCCGTGGTGGTGCCAGACCTGGTGCCGGACGTAAGAAATCGGCTGTCAAAGAAAAAGCCAATAACGGAAATCCCGGCGGACGAAGATTAGAGGTTCTGGATATCCCGGATGTGGAAGGTGTGGAGATGCCAAAGCCACATGACTTCCTGTCAGCAGAACAAAGAGATGGATCAGAATTGCAGGCATCCGAGATCTATGAGGAGACGTGGCAGTGGCTGAAGAAGATAGGGTGTGCATCGAAAGTATCACCGCAGCTGCTTGAAAGATATGCGATGTGTTCTGCTCGTTGGATTCAGTGTGAGGAGATGACCAATAAGCTAGGTTTTCTTTCCAAACATCCCACCACACAGAAACCTATCCCATCTCCGTTTATCAATATTGGCATTAACTATATGAACCAAGCCGTAAGGCTGTGGAATGAAATATTTCAGATTGTGAAGGAGAACTGCAGTACCGATTATGACGATGCTGCTCCACAGAATGATTTGATGGAGAGACTCCTAAGAGCAAGGGAAGGAAGATAGCATGATTGAAAAAGTAAATCCGAACCATCCGGATAAGGTGGCAGACAGAATTGCAGGAGCGATTGTCGACCTAGCATATAAGAAACAGGAAAATCCAAAGATTGCTGTGGAGGTGCTCATTGGTCATGGTTATGGTCATGTAGTAATCGAAACTTCCGCACCTTTGGAAAAAGAAGATGTAGCATTTATCGTGGATCGAATGGCACCGGGCATCCGTGTGTTTATTCAGATCGTTCCGCAGGATGTGCATCTTGCAAATAATCAGTCGAAGGGAATGAGATGTGGTGACAATGGAATCTTCAAAGGTGTGCCACTGACAGAGGAACAGAAAGCACTCTCTAAGATTGCAAGAGAAATCTACACTTCTTATCCTACGGATGGAAAGTACATTCTTGATGAGGCAAGACTGATCATCTGTCAGAGCAATGCAAAAACTACAGATTTGAAAAGCACATATCCAAATGCTGAAGTCAATCCACTCGGTGATTGGACTGGTGGGATTGATGTAGATTCCGGTGCGACCAACAGAAAGCTAGGAAGTGACATGGCTGAGTCAGTGACTGGTGGAGGTCTTCATGGCAAGGATCTGTCAAAGGCTGATGTGTCAGTCAATATCTACGCATTCCTAAAAGCACAGGAAACAGGAAAGCCTGTAGAAATCTGCTGTGCCATTGGTGATGATACAATCGATGGAATTCCATATCAGGACATCGTGCATATTGCAAAAGATTACATAGACTCTGTAGGTGGATTTGAAAAATTCGCTGAGTGGGGTCTTTTTTAGTGGAGGTGGCTATGAGTAAGACAACAACAGAAATGCAGCTTGTAGCTGTTTCAAAACTAATTCCTTATGTGAACAATGCAAGAACCCATTCTGCAGAACAGGTCATGAAGCTGAGATCCTCTCTTCGTGAGTTTGGTTTTATCAATCCTGTCATCATCGACAGAGAATATAACGTGATTGCCGGACACGGCAGAATTATGGCTGCAAAGGAAGAAGGAATTACAGAAGTTCCTTGTGTGTTCGTAGATTATCTGACTGAGGCACAGAAGAAAGCCTATATCCTTGCAGACAACCGAATGGCAATGGATGCAGGGTGGGATGAAGAACTTCTCCGCATTGAGATTGAGTCCTTGAAGGATATGGATTTCAATGTAGGGCTGACTGGATTTTCTGAAGATGAGCTTGCAGAACTTTATGGAGAAGACAAGCAGTCAGAAGTGGAAGATGATGATTATGATTTATCTGATGCACTTGAGAAAGCAGCATTTGTAAAGCATGGTGATATCTGGACAGTCGGAAGACACAGACTGATGTGTGGTGATGCAACTTCTTCAGAAGATGTAGCTGCACTCATGGATGGTAAAAAGGCCAACCTTATCATTACTGATCCACCTTACAATGTGGCATTTGAAAGTTCCGATGGCTTATCCATCAAAAACGATAAGATGGCAAATGATAAATTCTATGAATTTCTGCTTTCTGCCTTTCAGAACATGGCAGAGCATTTGGAAAAGGGTGGATCAGCGTATGTATTCCATGCAGATACGGAAGGTCTGAACTTCCGAAAAGCATTTGTGGATGCAGGTTTTCACTTATCCGGGTGCTGCATCTGGGTGAAGAATTCCCTGGTGCTTGGCAGAAGTGATTATCAGTGGCAGCATGAACCAGTGCTTTATGGTTTCCTTCAGAATGGCAAACATTACTGGAGCAAGAGTGCCGGCAGAAGTCAGACTACCATCTGGAATTTCGATAAGCCAAAGAAGAATAAGAATCATCCGACCTCAAAGCCACTTGACCTGCTTGCATATCCAATTGGAAATTCAAGTCAGGAAAATGCAATCGTCATTGATACCTTTGGTGGCAGCGGTTCGACTCTGATGACCTGTGAGAAAACGAATCGTATCTGTCATACGATGGAACTGGATGAGAAGTACGCATCCGTTATCCTTCGCAGATATGTAGAGGATACTGGTGATGCAGAAGGTGTATTTGTAATCAGAAACGGAGAAAGACTTGCTTACTCCGACCTTGTAAAAGAGGTGGAGGGAGCAGATGGAGAATAATAACTTAACACTTGGGAGTTTATTCGATGGTTCGGGTGGATTTCCTTTAGGAGGCTTGATTTCCGGCATTACCCCTGTGTGGGCATCGGAGATTGAGCCTTTTCCTATTCGTGTAACAACGAAAAGACTGCCACAGGTAAAACACCATGGAGACATCTCCAAGATGAACGGAGCAGATCTTGAGCCTGTCGATATCATCACTTTTGGCAGTCCATGCCAGGATATGAGTATTGCAGGCAAGCGTGACGGACTTTCAGGCTCCCGTTCTTCCCTGTTTTATGAGGCAGTCAGAATCATAAAAGAAATGAGGTGTAAGACAGATGGCAAATATCCAAGATTTATCGTCTGGGAAAATGTCCCCGGAGCGTTCAGTTCCAACAAGGGAGAAGATTTCCGAGCCGTCCTCGAAGAGGTCTGCAAAATCAAAGACGAATCAGTGTCTGTGCCTAAACCTAACAAATGGAATACAGCAGGCCGCATCTTGGGAGATGGTTACTCCGTTGCCTGGAGACAGTTTGATGCTCAGTTTTGGGGAGTACCCCAGAGAAGAAAACGTATCTACCTTGTCGCAGATTTTGCAGATTGGTGTGCCGGAAAAATACTATTTGAGTCAGAAGGCTTGTCTGGGTATTCTAAGACGAGCATCTCTTCGTGGCAAGGTTCTGCCGCCACTGTTAGAGAAAGCACTGAAAATGCAGGCATCAGCCTGATGTTTGAAAATCATGGACAAGATGCAAGGTATACGGGTCCTCTTGATGTATCGCAGACAGTTCTATCGACCTATGGAACGGGTGGAAATAATCAGCCGTTTATCGTAGAAGATATGAAAAGTTTTGATGTAAGACTAACCTCCGAAGGTACAAGAAATGCAAGAAACAATGTGTATGAGACCGATACATCAAGAACCATTGATACCGGTGGAAACAGTCCCGATTCCAACCAAGGCGGTGTTGCAGTAGTCGCTTATGGCATCTGCTCTAAGGACAGCAATTCCATGAAATCAGCTAATCCCAAGAGTGGGTTTTATAAGGCTAACACAAGCAGAACGATTGATGGCAACGGTGGAAATCCAAGCTGCAATCAAGGTGGCATTGCTGTGATTGAAGGAAACGGAACTCGCCCGTCACATAAGGGTGATGGTTATAAAGAATCAGATATTATGTATACGCTGAATGCCACAGAGCAACACGCAGTAGCTTTTGCTGATGTTCATGCCACATTATCTGCGAATGACGGACCAAAAGGACCATCATCACAGATGCTTGGAACACCGGAAGAAAACTTTGTAGGAGAACCTGCCTATGGTATTGGCAGACCTGCAATGAACCAAGGATATAATGCGAAGTTCAGTTTTCAGATTGAAGAAGAGGTAGAACCGACTATAGTGGCAGCAGGTGCTAGTGGTGTAGCGCATCCAATCTACTGCACAAGTAAGAGTTCATTCCATACCATTGCAGAAGAAAATCTAGCGGGTACATTGGTAGCAACAGATTATAAAGATCCTCCGATTGTAAACGAGCCGAGGTATATCGTAAGAAGATTAACGCCTACAGAATGTGCAAGGCTCCAAGGCTTCCCTGATTGGTGGTGTGATGGTCTAGAAACTGAAAATCCTACAAATGAGGATATTTCACGATGGAGAGAAATCTTTGAGACCCATGCAGACGCAATGGGAAAGAAGACAAAACCTAAGTCGGACAATCAAATCAGAAAATGGCTGCAGAGTCCACATTCGGACTCAGCAGAATATAAGATGTGGGGCAACGG